CGAGGCCCAGTTCGGCGTGGGCCCGAGCTTGCCGGTGTCCGTCGGCACGGCACCAACACGCTGGCCGAGGATCCATCCACCGCGTCGGATCTCGAGCGTCGAGCCCTGCTCCATGGATGCTGGAGTAACTCGATAGGTGGCCTGCTCGCCGTCCATCACGGCCGGATACGACGAGTCCCACGCCGGCGCATCGGGCGGAGGCGACTTGCCGATGATGCGAACGCTGGCCTTCGTAGCCCGTGAAGGCGTGCGGGCCGCGCCTGACGCGCTCTTGGCCGTCACCGCGACCGTGTAGGTCTTGCCGACCAAGGCGTTCTCCAGCACGACCACAGCCGACCTAGCCGCGCCCGTAGCCGTGGCCTTGAGCTCGTAGTCCCTTGAGTTCGTGTTGTCGGGATCTTCGACGGCCAGCCAGATGTCGAAGCCGGCGGTCGTGTCGCTGTCCGTGTCGAACAGCCAAGTGACCAGAAGCCTCGGCTGATGTGCACCGCCCGGGCCACGCGTCGTCATCTCCTCGACGCGCACATCGTCGACGATGGACGGCACGCTCGACGAGCCGAGAGCGGGCGAGCTGGCGGTCAAGAACTCCGTGGTGACATCGCCAACATCGCCGGGAGCCTCCACATCGAAGACCGCCTCGACATACTCCGTGAAGGAGACCTCGCGCTTGAGGTCGGAGTTCAGCGAGATGCTGTCGATCTGCACCAGCAGATCCTCGCCGTCCACGCTGAGGATGTAGACATCGTCCTTGGTCGGCGTGAAGGTAAACGCCGAGGACACGCTCAACGGCGTGCCGATCGAGTAGGTGCCAGCGGCCGAGGAGATCGTGCGCTCGTCCGGCAGCGTTCCCGTGCCGGCCAAGGCAGAACGGTGAAGGATCTTGTAGGTCGTTGCGGCTGCTAGCGTGACCGTGCGATCGAGGTAGATCTGCGTGGTGCTAGCCGAGGTCGTATCGACACGGCCAGAGATTCCACGGTCGATGACATCGTGCGCAATCTGGATGACATCTAGAGGTTCAAGGCCCAAGAGATCCACGCTGCCGATGAAGCGACCACGCCGGCGCACGAGGTGCTCGATGTTCAAGAGGAACTGAGCCTCGCGTGCAATCTGCGGGCGACGCACGACACCGTCCACGCTCACCTGACGGCGGCGCAGGAGTCCCGAGTCCGTCGTGCCTTGGATCGACGAGTGCTCGCTCGAGAGCATCGACCGCTCGTAGTTCAAGTCACGGTCAAGGAAGGTGATCTCAATCTGATTGAACCGCGTCTGCGGCGACATGTACTCAATCTCGAAGGTGCCCTCTTCGACTTGGCCCTTGCCGACGAGATCGACGACAGGACGAGGCTTGTACACTGCGACCTTGATGCGCTTGCCGAAGCGCATCGGAATCGCACGCGCCGTCTTGCACACTTCGATGATCGTGTCCCACGCTGAGTTCTGCGTGTCGATCGCGCCGTCGTACTCAAAGCGCGGATGACGCGCCTGAACCGTGCCGGCGGGAGTCAGCAATGCCACGGCCAGAACGCTCGTCCAGTAGCTGACATCGTTCCACGGTGCCGTGTCGCCGTCGTACAGGCAGATGATCACATCCTTCGTGGCCGTGCTCACGATGTCGAGGATCTGGTACCCGCCGACCGAGGAGGTGTGGTTGTAGTCGAAGTAGGTCGGAACGACGGGGGCACCGTAGATTCCGATGTAGTCCCCGACCTTGATGTTCGACGGCACGCTGTCGAGGGGGCACTCGAACTCGATCGTCGGCTGTGACGAATAGGCCGCGTTCGACGAGTTGTAGAAGATGTTGTTGAACACCAAGCCGCCAGCCGTGGTCGTGACCGAGTAGCTGACCGTGTACCCGCTCTGGTTGTAGACGACTTCGTCGCAGTGTGCCGCCCAATCCGCGAACGACTGGATGTCGAGGTCAATGTTCGAGAAGGTGTTGCCGAGTCCCCAGTTCTTATCCAGCAACATATCGCACACGACCCACGCCGGATTCTTGGAGTAGGTCATGTCGAAGGTCGGGAACGCCACCGACGCGCCGTCCCACACCGGCACCTTGCGACCCTTCACAATGCTGGTCAGGCGCGGGATGTTGCCGTTGAGCTCGCTGGTTGCACGCGCACTCACAGCCAGCATCGGCGCGGTCGGATACGAGAAGGGCTCGAAGTCCAAGAGGCGCAGCGTCTGCCACCTCTGCATGTCGGCCACCTGTGCCGTGGTCGAGTTCTTGAACTGACGCAGCACCTCGATCTTGTACTTGGCCTTCTTGACCGTGGCCGTGTTGGCCGCATTGCCTCTCGGGACAATGGCACCACCCGAAGCGGATGTAACAGAGACACTTGCGCCGCCTGCGACAATGGCGTTATTCGTCAGATTGTTTAGATTGAGAGACGCATCCATCAAAAGCGTGCCGCTTGTCGAGAAGTTGTAGAACACGACTGGGAACAAGTCGAACTGCACATTCGTGCGACCGTTGCCGTTGTTGTACTGGTAGATGATCTCCTGCGGTTCCATCACGCCCTTGTAGATCGCCACATTGGACAGGCGACCGAAGCCGCCCGGCCCGTTGAGCCGAAGAGTGCAGGTCGAGAGGTTGGGCAGCGTGATGCTCGTCGTCGTGATCTCGTCGATGATCTTCACGCCGTTAGCGTGCATCACGACACGGTTGCGCCCTGCGCCGTCCGCATCCTTCTCGTAAGTCACGACGACATGCTGCCAGCCGTAGTAGGCGTTTCGACGATCATCGTTTGCACCGTATGCAACAGGAACACCTGAGCTCGTAAAATATGTCGATAGAGCGTATTCGTTACCTAGATCGCCAGCAGGGCCTGCAACATAAGAGCCTACAGTGTATGAGGCATCGAGACCAGAATCGGTGAATGTAACGCCGCCGAAAGTAATGTACGGCACACGGCGCGAAACGCTTTGCCCAGCTTGAGGAGAATATGACTTAGTCAGATTCCCTAGAGTGAATCCAGTTCCAGCTGCGCCAGACAACTTGATCCATTCTGAATCATCCGGCAAAGTCGAAACATATGTCTGACCAAAAGCCCCAAAAGACTGCGCGAATATGTTTCGAGGGAATAGGAAGCATTCTACGGTAAACGAATCGGCAGATCCAGAAGATGTCCACACTGGGCCAGCGGCCGGAATCGTCAAGCCAGTGCGCGTAAGGTATGGCTTCACAAGCCCGCCGCCCATCCAAATAAAAGATCCGCCAGAGTTGAAGCTCGCGTAGTTCTGGATTCCCGGCCGCGTGTAGGTCTGCGGATTGTAGAGCGGGATGCTGAGGTCGTAGGCCGCACCGGCCGCGAGCTTCTTGTAGAAGCGGAACGGACGCAGGCGTACATAGCCGTCGCCATCCTGACCGCCAGTCGTGATCGGCAAGCTCGTGCCGCTGTTGAGCTCGATGTAGCGGACGGCCACGCCCGTGTTGGCCGGCGAGAGCGAGCCGTCACCGTTCGTGAAGCTGATGCCCTCGGGCGCGAGGATCTTGATCACGGCACCTTCGGCCTCGACCGTCGTCGAGTAGGTCACGCCGCTGCTCGTCCAAGTCGAGTTCGCGCTCGTCGTGCCGCCGGCAAGGTTGACAGGGTTCGAGTAGTCGATGACTTCCTCGCTCGAAGAAGCCGCCGTCGTCGTCGGTGTGGCAAGCTCCGTGTCAATCGCCACCGTGCTCGACGCGAACTCGAAGCCCTCGATGGCCACCTGCTCAAGCGTGCCCATCCGCACCTGCACCTGCACATCGTCTAGCTCGCTTGCGTCCGTGTCGTTCAGGAACACCACGCCACGCGGCAGCGTCGACACGCCGTCGGTCGAAAGAGGGATGATGGTGTCGGTCGTCTGGCCGGCGATCTCTTGCAGCGGCCCTTCGCCCAAGTTCACGAGAGCTTGATAGCGTGAACCGTTCGCGCCGTAGTCCTCGACAAACTCGTTGACGATCTGGCCGCCCACGCGGATCTCGCCGTAGTAGAGCGGGATCGGGTCGCCTTCGACGCGCGACGGCTCGATGCCGTTGTAGCCGTAGATCGGCGAGCTATTGTCCTCGCGCGCACGCGGAGGTCTCGGCATCAGCGAGCGGATGACTTGACCGATGATGAAGGCCAGAACTAGCTTCGGAACGACGAACGCGATCAGGCCACGCGGTGCCATCACGAACGCGATGCGCTCGCCGCTCGTGACCTCGGCATCCCAGTCGAGCTTCTGCGTGCCGCGCACCGCCAGCACATGCGGCTTCTTCTCTAGCCATTCGTCCGGCAGCAAGTCGCAGACGAACGCACGCGGACGGTCGACGGTGAATCGCGGAGCGTGACGCGCACCCGAGAACACATTCGTGATCAGTACGACTTCGATCATCTTTCAGTCCCTCAAGCGGTAGACGGCCACGATGTTCTGTGCAGCGTGCGCCGGCACGGCCACAACTCCACGGCCACGATGCGCCGTCAAAAGCGTCACGGGCTGCGTATTCCACACAACCACAGACACATGCGGGGTGTCGTGTGCTTTGCCGATCATCTGCAACACCACATCTCCCACGCGGCACTTCGTCACGCAAAGCTCACCGACCGAGAGCGTGATCCAATCGTCGCGCACGGAGTACAGGTGAGCTCGTAGTGCGCTGGCCTCGGGGTCAGGAGCCAAGCTATCCGGCAGTCGATCGAAGCGGTGCAGCACCTCGTCGCCGTGAATGCGACGCAAGACTTCCCACACCACGCCAAGACAGTCGATGCCCGTCTTGGGATCTCGTCCTGCTTCCTTGTATGGTGCACGCAGGAGATCGGCGTATAGCGCACGCTTCGCCATGCGCGAGTCGATCGGTCTGTTGGTCGTTGTCATGCCCGCATTCTAGCGGGCGTTGATCACCGGCGACCTTGACGCGGGATGCCGGGCCAGCCGCCGAATCGCGCAGGATGCTGACGCGTAAGACCGGCCGCAACCTCCGCATCGCCGCGAAGCTCGCACGCCTCAAGCGACTTCGAGCAGGACGGATGCTCCGTGGCGAGCGTGCTGTTCGTCAGGTCGTAGCCGCACCGTTCGTCGCCGTAACGGAAGCGGCAGTGCCCTCGAATGTAACGCTGCCCGGGCAACACCGCCTGCGTCAGCGACAAGGCCGACACATTCCACGACACGCGGTCGAAGGTCGCGGAGCACGACACGATCTGGCCGTCAAAGCGAACGGCTGCCGAGGCCACCTCGAGCTCGAGGGTATGCACGAGCTTGACGACGATCGGCTGTCCGACCAATCCGTCGTAGTCTTCAAGAATCGACTTGATGAACAGCGACTCGTTCGAGACCTGCAACTGGATCTGCGGCAAGTCGCCCTCGGCGTTCTGCTCGAGGTTCGTCTGCACAACAGGGAACGGTGTATAGACCAACGGAGTGCCGTCCGTGGCCGCGCCGAAGGTGACCTCGCGGTCGTAGTTCGTGAGACGATAGCGCGTCGGTGGCGAGGTCGGCACCTCGACTTCGTACAGCCAGACCCAAGGGTATTGCTCGGCCAGTTGGCGAGACCGAGCGGTGGCGACATCTGTGAGCGGCTGTGTCATTCGGCGAGCACTTCCTCGAGCGTGATGCTCCAACGATACACACTCGGCGTGAGCTGCTCGATGTTCAGCGTGTCATTGACGAACCGCGCCGTCACGCTCGTGCCCTTCGGGTTCGACCAAGTGAACGGAATCTCCACGCCGTTGTGCGAGGTGTAGAAGCTCTGGAGAGTCGAGACCTCGCTGGCCGTCGCGGCGTTGCAGCCGATGCTGTAGCGCGTGCGCGTCCTCGACTGCGTCGCGCCGACATAGCGGTGGTCGCTGTCAAACTTGTGGTCGTTCGTCAGCCAGCCCGACTCTTCGGTTGCGCTCCAGTCGTACGGCACGGAGAAGGTGCCCGTCGCGCCGTCATCTTCTGCGGCCGTGGCGATCGTCACTTGGTCTTGGCCCGGCTCGCTGAAGGTCGTATCACCGGCCGCTGCGGCCCAAGAGTCAAAGAACACATTGGCCGTAAGTACTGTGCTCGAAGTGAACTGGATGCCCTGTCCAAGGCCCGACGATATACGGTTCGTGCCACGGTCGATAAGCGAGCCGTCAGCGCGAATCTCCCACTGCGTATACACGCCGGCCGCTGCGTCCCATGTCTGCTGCGTGCCGTTGATGTAGACGCGCAACTTGACATAGCCGGTCTCAGGTGTCGGAGTAGCCAGCGTCTCCGCGCTGAAGCGCAGCGTGTAGGTAGTGCCAAGTGTCAGAGCCACGCCAGTCTTCACGGCTAACTGGGTGAAGCCCGGAATGTCACCGCGCACGCGGAAGAGCTTGAGGTCAAAAGTGCCGCCCGTGTTGTAGACGATCTGGGCGAGGTAGCACTTCGGGATCGCGTAGAGGTTTGTCGCGTAGTTCGAGTTGCCCGGCGTGCCGAAGAGCATCACGCCGGCCTGACGGGCCACGGCCGACCCCGCGTTCTCGAAGGTCACCGCTACCTGACGATCTTGGAACTGCGGATCCGTGGCAAGCCGCTGAGAAAAAGAGTAGACGACACCGCCGTTCGACGCAGCTTGGCCCTTGATCCGATTGTTCGCGGAGTCTGGCTTGAGCGAGATCTCGTACGGGCGCAGGCTTGGTGAGTCGTACGAAGTACGATCGCCGACCCACCCGTTCATCAAAGAATGCTTGGTCAACGAGTGCGGGAACAGTGACCCCGTGGCCGGAGTGACAAGCCGACCACCGCGCGGAAGGAATCGCTCCCAGTACTCACGCAAGACCACGCTGCCGCCGTTCGGCCGCGCCTCGAACCAGTTGCACAGGTGCGACATCGGGCCAGACGGCGTGGCGATGTGCGAAGAGTTCTCGTTCGCCAGAATGAAGCCGACGCGGCCGGCGGCCGTGATCGGCGAGCTCGTGTCGGTGTAGGTCAGAAGACTCGTCGAGCTTCCGTCCGAGTTGATCAAGTAGCCGGTGAGCACGACATTCGGGCCAGAGTTCACGACCGTCAGACGGAAGTTGCGGTCAGGGTTCGTGCCGTTCGCAGGAAACACGCCCGTCGTGCTGCCGAAGCCGATTGAGTTGGCGACAATCGTCGGCGTGCCGGCCACGACCTTGATCAGGAAGTAGCGGATGTCGAGCACCGTGCCGCCCGTACCCGCGCCGCCGAACAGCCCGAAGATGTAGCCGTTGATCGACGACATCCGCGTGTCTGCCGTTCCGCTGCCAGAGATCGTGCCGTTCAATCGAGCCGCAAGCGCAAAGCCGAAGCGAGCATTGGCGACGGTCGTCTGGTAGTTCAGTCCACGCGATGAGAAGCGGAAGCTGCCGCGCACATCGACATCGGCGACCGAGTAGTCACGGAACTGGTAGCCGCACAACGCGCCGATCGTGTTGTTGTTGTTCGCGCTCGCCGCCGCTGGGCCGCTCGAGAGATACGACGCTGTCGTGCCTGAGCCGACGGTGCCGAAGAAGCCGTTGTGAATATCGGCCGAGCTCGTCGCGTAGATCTGCGACGCTGCGGCCGTCTGCCAGAAGGTGTTTGCACCGAAGGTCAAGTTCGCCGACCACGGCTCGAAGCGCGACCAGAAGCCCTGCAACACGCCAGAGTCCAGCGTAGTCGGGCCAGCGTCGAAGGAGTCGGCCGTGGGGTACACGCCGAACTTGTCTTGGTTGGCTGTCATGCGCGTGAGCTCCGACCGCGCACGACATCCGTCAGGCCACGGTTGCTGCCCGTCGAGATCTCGGACGCGATGATGTCGCCGATGACTCTAGCCTCGCGCACCAGCACCTCACGCGTGCTTGCGCCGTCGAGAGCCTGAATCGAGGGCGAGTAGTTGATCGTGATGTTGCCGCCGCTCGGCATCGACTTGAACTCGACGGGGATGCCACGGTTAGGCCCGGGCAGCGGCACGAAGGCCTCGGCCCCTTTGCCCTCGCCGAAGACCGCGACCTGCGGCGAGCGAGCTACGCCGCCCTGCGCGTACGCGTTGACGGGCAGGCGGGCGGGATGGCCCATGCTGCCGGCAACCACGCCGCCCTTGGCCGCGATCTGCACATCGCCGGCCTGAGAAGCCGCAGCCCCGACATCAAGTCCCGGAGAGGCGACACTTGTACCCGCAGTGAAGAACGCCGCCGCGATTCGGAAGGCGATCGCTTGGTTGATGGCTTGCAGGAGCCCTGCCAAGAACGAGCGCAAGAAGTCCTTGAAGGCTTCGGTTGCCGACTTTGATCCAGTAACGATCGCAGTCAGGGCCGAGGACAAGCTATTCGCAAAGCTGTCGAATGCCGCGTTGGCGAGCTTCACGCCGGTCTGGAAGTTGTCCAGCGTCTCGGTGATCCGCTGATTGAGCGTCTCAGAGAAGCCCTTGCCGAGAGCCTCGCCGCTGCGAACAGAGGTCTGCGTCAACTGCGTGATGCCGGCCTTAAGTAGCTCGATGCGAGCAAGCACCGCATCAAGTTCATCTTGAGGCAAGGTCTTGTCAGCAATGCTTAGCTGCAACTTGAAGATCTCTGCCGCCAGCGGCTGGGCCTGCTGCTCGATGCCAGCAAAGAACGCGGAGCTCTGAGCCGTCGTCGCGTTTCTAACCAGATCCTGCGTCAGCCGCTGGATCTCCTGAGCCTGACGGATGCGACGGTCGAACTCTTCCTTGTCGGCCTGCGCACGCTGGATCGCCAGATCCTCGATGCTGCGAGCCTCGGCCTCTGCGGCCTTGAACACGGCCTGCTCCTTGTCGGCCGTGGCCTTGTCGGTCTCGGCCTTGCGCTTCGCGGCCAGCTGATCGAGCAAGAGCTGCTCATATGCTGCCAGTTCTTCGAGCCGCTTCTTGAGACCCTCAGTATCAAAGCCCTCGATATTCGCGGCCGAGAATGCGAGAGCCTGCTTCGTCAGCCTCTCGATCTCACGATTGATGCGCTCGAGGTCTTCGTCTACTTCCGCGCCGGATACAGCCGCGAACCACCGCTGCACATCAGGCACGCCGGCGGCCGCAACCTTCGAGACCTCTGCAACCTTCTCGGCCGTGTCGGCCAAGAACGGCCCGAACTCGGTGAGAGGCGCGGCGATCTCCTTGAACTTCAGCGAGACATTGCCGGCTTCCTTCTGCGTGGCGATCAGTGACTTGGTCGCCTCAGTGCCAGCACGCGCTTGCTCTTTCGCATAGGCCGCGTACGCCCGACCGAAGTCTACTAGCTCCCCGTTCGCACGCTTGAAGGCGAACCGTGCGTTGTCTACTAGATCGAGCCCCTCAGTAAAGACACGACTAAAAGATCTCTGGCCCTGTCCGACAAGCCCCAGTGACTTGCCGTACTCATCTTCTGCGTACTTCAGCTCATTGAGTGCGATCGAGTATTGGTCGCTGTTCTTGACACCGATAGCGAACGCCGCGTTTAGGACATCTTGACTGCCGAAGATCTTCTTGAGTTCTTCGTTGGCGTTACCGCCCTCTTGCTCGATAGCCGTGAACAGTGTTTTCAGCGTAGTCGATAGTCCAGCAACCTGAACTGACTGGGCCGAGAAGGTCTGGCCGACATTCGCAAACTTCTCCTCGATCGTGCCGGCCGATACCTGCAACGACTTCAGGATACTCTCAAGGAATCGAAGCGACTCTGCCTCAGATGTGCCGGCTCCCCGCAGCACGGTGAACGAGGCCAGCAAGTCTTCGAGCGTGACACCAGTTGCCTGCGCCGTGTTGCCGATCTTCTCGAATCCACTAGCGAGGATCTTGAGGTCGGACGCTGTCTCCTTCTGCACGAAGGAGAGCTTGGCAAGGATGTCGATGCTGTTCTTTGATCCATTGGCAAACGCACCATTGGTATCAACTAGCAGCTTGATCGAATCAGTCAGCGTGATGCCCTGAACACGCGCGAAGCCGATCGCATCTGCAACCTTGAACAGAACATTCTCTGTGCTCGCCAACTTCTCGTTTAGAAGGACTTGAGTTGCAATCGCAACTTCTTCCTCTTTGACGAAGTTCTTGGAGTTCAGAGCAAGCGTACCGATGCCATCCGAAAGTCTGTCAATCGTTTGCTGGGCTGCGCCGGTGGCAGCTTGGATCCTAGCGAGTGTCACATCGACCGACTGGAAGGTAGCCGCGAACTCCGTCAGCTTCTGCTTCAAGGTGCTGACGATCAGAGTGACCGACACCATCTGAAGAGCCGCTTCCTTGAAGCCTTTGCCTACGCTCTCGCCCGCTTCCTTGCCCTTCTTGCCGAGTGTTTCTACTTCCGTGCCGGCCTTCTTTGCCGACTCGCCGAGTTTGCCTGCGCTTTCCGTCGCCCCATCTGCCGACTTCTGGGAATCGTCGAACGCCTTCTTTCCAGCCTCTCCAAACTTACGCGCTTGATCCGCGAGCTTTTGTAGCTCGGCCGTGGCCTGATCATCGAGCGTGGCTGTGATCTTTAGTTCAGCGTCGTTTGCTGCCATGTGATTGAGCCGCCTTCGCTCGTGCTTCTGCCGCTCGTTGCTCGGCCTCTAGAAGTTTGTTCCGTTCGCTCGCCGCGATCTCGACTAGGTGCATCAGCTTGGCCGATTGCTCACACCAGCCGCCCTCGACGGGCAGCAGGCTGTTCTGCAACTGGTTGTACGCTCGGATCACCACTCGCCCGACATCGCCGGCTTCGCTCGACGGGCAGCGGTCGCGGTGTACTTCACCTCTTCCGTTGCACGCCGTGCAGGACGAGTCTAGACCAAAGCACGACTCGCAGGTGCGAGCGTATACAGCCCGCTCTGCCGGCTTGTCGCAGCCCCACCGTTCACGCAGCTCGGGCGTGCGACACTTCGGGCACTTCGCCACCTGATCGCCGTACGCCGCGTGGACGGCGGCTAGGACTTTCCCGCCTCGTCCTTCGTGACCTGCTCGCGCTTGATCACCGCGTTGAACAACTCGATGACCACGGCCGACGGCAGGAGCTCGATCATCACTCGCGTCGCATAGCCGTCCTCGGCCTTCTCGAACGGGATCACGCCCTCAGGGCCGCTCAGGTTGCGCCAGCCAACAAGCGAGCGACGCACCGTCTCGATCATGATCTTGGCGTGTTGCGTCGCGCCTTGCGCCTCTGTAAACGCGGAGAGCTCGGCCTCGTCGTACACGGTGAACGGGCGCAGCAAGAAGATGGTCTGGGTGTCGGTCGAGTACTCGCGCTCGGCGAGGAGGATGTATTCACGCGGCTTGCGCGGGTCGAGGGAAAGCTTCATGCGTGCGAGTGTAACGAACGAGGCCCGCAGGGTTCCGTGCCTGCGGGCCTCACAACTCGCACACCCTAGAGAGAGATCAGACGCTCGGATCCCAGATGATGCACATCTCGTTGTCACCACCGACCGAGCTTGTCGAGCCGCTGGTGAGATTGAATCCGATGTCGCGGATGATGATTCCGTTACGGTCACCCTGACCGACCGAGCCGATCACCATGTTGTTGATCTTGAAGCGGAACTTGTCAGCACCGCTACCAGTCACGATGTCCATCCGCAGAGAGCCTGTGGAGAAGAAGTTCGCCATCCAGTCGAAGTCCAACTCAGGCGACTGCTCGGGGTCGATCGTGCCGGCCGGAGCGCGGCCGTTGATGTAGATGCCATCGATGCCAGTGGCGGCCGTCAAGCAGCGGCGGTACTGGATGTCGTTGGCGACATCGAGCGTGAACGAGGAAGCGCAGAACGACTTCTGACCCGAGAAGGTGGTGATTGCTGCATCGCCGGCGTTCATCGTCGCTCCGAGCAACACGGGCGGCGTGCGATCGAGGAAGGTGACGCCCGTGATGCTGCCCGCATCCGTGACCGCGTTCTTCACGCCCGAGAAGTTGAACGCGAACAGCACGGGCTCGCCGATGTTGCCCGAGATCGAAACGGTGCCACGGCATCCGACCAGCGACTCACGCGTGCCGTCCTTCGACAGACCGATGGTCAAAGCCGGCGAGTGCGTGACAAGCTGGACAAAGGCACTGCTTCCTGCAAGGTTGAAAGTAGTGCCGGGAGATCCAGCCGTGTACGGAGTCACCGTTTCGGAGTTTGTGAATGTGCCTTGCACGCGGCGCACGAAGTAGCTGGTGCGCGAAGCCGAGACCGCGTAAGGAACCACGACGGCTATTGCGCCGCTAGTGCTTCCAACCAGCACAACGCCACCGGCCAAGGAAACGCTCGAGCCCGCCGTCAGCGTGTAGAGGGCCGAAGAGGTCGGGATATAACCGAGCGCAGTGATCGTCGGGGCGGCCGCGCTGCCAGTGAAGGAGCCGGAGCCTCCAGAGAATGTCCAGCCAGTGCTCGCGTCGAACGCGGTCTGGTTGCCATACAAGCCAGCAGCCGAACCGGCCGTGAAGCCGGGCCCCTTGGTCACCCAGATGTACTGCGACGCGCTGTCGGTGTAGTAGTTGCCGACCACGGTGCAAGTAGCCGTCGGTGTAGTTTGTGTGAGTACCGTGCCATGCAACAGCGGCCCGCCGGTGATCGCGCCCGTCGGCACCGTGATGCGGAACAGCTCGACGCGCTGGAAGCCACAGGCCAACAACGGCAAGTCAAAGCTCGGCGTGTTGGTCGTCGAGTAGGTCGCGCTGCGGCTCGTCATCTCTAGCGAGAAGCTCGCGCTGCCCAGCACCGCGCCGGCCAGCGGGGCCAGCGGCGTGAAGCTCTCACGCGCGACGCTGCGCTCGTAGGTCTCGACATCAAAGGTCAGAGACGGATCGACCGCCAAGTAGCTGGCGTAGGTCGTGGAGAACGGATCGGTGAAAGTACCCTCGACCGTTTCGGCGCGAAGGCACAACTGTTGGAGTCTTGTCAGGGCCATTGGTGTTTGTTGTTCCTAGTCGCCGCTAGTACGCGGTCGTCGGGTCTGAGTACAGAGTTCGGTACAAGACGCGAACCGTTACCTGAGCCTCGGCGAGAGGATTGGTTGGCTCGGCCTCGAAGACTTGATCCCCCACGATCTGTGTCGTGAGCGCATAACCTCCACGCGTCCAGTCCGTCGTGAGTGCCACGCGCACATCGGTCAGCAGATCCTGTAGGCTCGTCTCCCAGTTCGTATCGTAGACACCGCAGACGACCAGCAAGTCCATCGTATGCTGGACGATGCCGATGCGGCTGTCGTCGTGCGTCTCGCCCTGTGGCACCACGATGATGCACGGGTAGCTGGGAACCTCGAAGATGTTGCCCGTCCAGCGGCGAACCGTGTTCGGCG